CAGTTTGGCCCCCGAATTGATCAACTCTCATTGTGAATACGGAGTCGAAAGAGCGGGAAATGCCAACTATTTTACCGATAATGTCAAGCTGTGACCCCTTGGCCGTGTCGATGTTATACGTCTCTTGCACTTGTCCAAAGCCAGCACATAAACCATGAGCAATATCAAAAGTGATGTCATACCAGGATGATAGTTTGGGTTTATCTCTGTACTGCGCATAAATGCGAATTTGACGCTTTGAACAAATCATTATGTGATCACCACTTCAATTAGTGACGTTGACCATCGGCTGAGTTCTGTCCAGTCAATTTCTGCGTTAACAGTGCCGCCGTTTATAGTCATGTTACCCACATAGCTATTACCGTATTTACCTAAAATCGAATTAATCGGTGTGTACATGCTGCCATACGGCACATCTTCACCAATGTCAAACGGCACTTGCCGAAACCCATCATTAGACTCAATCAGCGAGCCTTGAGCGTAGTCAACAATGGCCTGTTTTATCTGGTCCGCTGCGTCACTCGGTAGCGTGCCATCATTATTAATGCCGATTACTAAATTCATGTCAATGTAAGTCGGCCGGCTAAATTTCATCTCTTGCGTATTCCACGCATAAATAGGGCTAGTAACTAATACAGTAACAGGGGTGGCAGATGGCGGTTGAAATAATAAAACTCCCGGATTTTTCTTAATGTACATAGCTTGCGCCACGTCATTATCAGCGCCGCCAGAGGCGATAACGGCCAGACTGTGCGCGGGTTGTCCGTTGGCATCAACTACGCCTGTTGGGTTTTCGTATACTCTAACATGCGTTACATCATCAGCGGCGTGTACTCCCCCCGCCATATTGTCAACCTGATTACTTCCAGAACGTGCTACCGCCTGCCTGCGCTCAAGTCTCAAAGCTGCGTCTGTTTGAATGTCCATTCCTGCTGTTGCAATTGCTGGATTATCAACTAATTGCAGACCGGCTACCACGTCAACAATTTTAGTGATTGTATTAGCATCCGCCTGTGTTGCTCCATTCGCTGTACAATTAGCAGTTGCTGTAACCGACCCACTTCCGCTGATAAACACGCCAACATGGATCGCCCATTGCGATCCATCTACTGCTGATTCAAATAAGGTTCCCGCTGGAATAAACGCGCCCACATTGCCGGTTAGCGTTAATTCTGCAAAACTAGGTGCGCCCAAATCTCGAAAAGTGCCGGTTAATGAGCAAATGACATCAAGCTCAATACCACGCGCTTTGCTTGGGTCTTTTGCGTTGTACGCAAGCCTAGCCGCTTCATCTAAGTTAGCAAAAATCTCAGCATCACTAGCCATTTTTAGGCCGTCAGGGCTTGAGGGCTCCAAATTCCAATTTGGATCAATAGCAAGATAAAGCTGCTTCTCTTCGTCAAAATATTGATTTTGAGTCTTACCTAAAAAACCGTTATTGTTAACTTCTGCCACTTAAATAACCTCAACTGTAGTAAAACCAATAACGCCAAATTCGGTTAGTATTGTAGCAGTTACCGAGTATTTGCGAGTGTTTATATCATACTCCCCTTTATACTCTAATATGCTATTAACGCCTTTGGTTTTTGTTATTTGCTGCTTGATTGCTGCATCTTTTGCAGTTAATGAACTGCCCTTGCCTAAAATCACTTCGAACCACGGAGTTCCTAGATTAATATTTCTAAAGTGTTCGCCTTTAAAAAGCCTTAATCTGCTAGCAATTGCCTGCTTCACTTCATCAACACCGCTAATAAACTGCTGGCCGCTTGTGGCCATGTCTCCATCCGCGCCAATTTTTCTGATCATGTTGGAACCCCGGTTATTCCCGTGACATTTCCGCCAGTGCTATCTTTTAGTAGTAAACCGGCATTGTGCGTGTGAGCGTCCCAGCTTTTATCATTGATGATAACGTCAGCTGCTTTAATGTGAATAGTGCCATCATTTTTGAGCCAGAGATGGTTATTACCGCTTTTATCTCTTATGCGAATACCGTCATTTTCAAAATTGGTTATTTTGTTTGGCTGACTGCGTAGGCCGGGCAAAAAATACGCGTCACTAAAATCATGAAATCTAGCAATCGGATTTTCAGCGATGCCACCAGCATTAACCCACGCATCAATACACCGTTGGCTAAATAATACGATCCCCTCGTCGCCTTGGTTTATTTCGCACTCAATAAAATAATCAGAACCACCGAAAAAATAGACAGGGCATTCAATCAGCGGAGGCGGTGTGAATCGCTCGCCTTTGTAGCCCACGCCCTCAATTGCGATCTGGATTTGTGCTAGTTGCGTGGTAGTGTCAAACGTTAAAATGTGAGCAGGAATAGACGTGCCAATGTCTTTCATCATCTCGATAAAAGATCGCTTTATTAGCTGAGTCGTACTTATTCCTGTGTTCATCGCTGCGCCTCTATTTTGCTAGTCCATTCATCGCCGTAAGTATCGCCAGAATGTGTTAATTTTTTAATAATATAAACACCCTCGCCCGTGTTGTTGGGTATTCCTTTGTAATAAACCGCACCAAAATTAAACGTTTTCAGGTCGGATTTAATATTTATTCTACCGCCGATTTTTAACTTAGGCTGCAATCTAACTGACACATCACAGCCGACCTCTGAAATTTCGGGGATGCCAATCATACCATTTTTGGCGCTGACGATGTGCGGCGTCCCTGCTCTGAATTTTCCATCTCGAACAACAATAACGCGATCTAGTTCTAGCGCGTAAGAAAAATTATGAGCCAATGCCAAAGCATCTAAATTCACAACTGGATCGGTTTTTAATGTGTACCCACGTGCGTAAGGCTTCACGTCTGCAAAGTCTGCGTCATTCATCACAAGCGCGTAACCCATCGAGTTAACACATGTTTTGATGATATCGGACACCTTGGCATTCACTCCGCTTGTCCTGTTTTGCGTTGCTTTTGGCTGGCTCCCGCCCCTGCAAATAACGCGCGTTATAGTGTCTGCGCCGTCTCGCTCTTTGTAAGTATTCCTTATTTTGCCCTTAAATAAATAGTCTATTGTATCCTCGTATCCAGCTTTCAATCCGAACACAGCACCTTTTTTAAACAAGTTGGCAATAGAGTTTTCTGATAAATTATAAATACTGCAATCACAATAACTGTGGAAGTTGCTAAAATCGATCATAATTTCAAACACGATTTTTAACTGTCTATTAGCTACTTGCTCATTAAGCGCCTCAGTAGTTGCCGCGTAGCTAGTCGATGGCGCTATAAATGTTTTATCATTGATTAATATTTCTATTTTGCGGCGTTTATAACTCATCTGGAGCCACCCAGATTAACTGATTTTCAATGCCTAAATTATCAAGAGTTGCGGCTTTTCCCATGAAAACAAGCCGGCCCATGTCGCCCTCAATGCGCCAAGATTCAATCGCGTCAGCATTTGGCTCAAGCATAGCGCCAAGGCAAACGGGTAAATCTTCTTGATATAAATCAAGTGACCACTGGCCCGATTGCTGATAATCCAGCTTTAGTTCAACTAAATTTACTCCAAGCTGCACCGTGATTTGTTGATGTGCGTTAACTGCTCCACCAGAAAGGGGGATAATTTTCAAAATAAAGACCTCACAGAGTCGTTGAGCGATTTAGCACCCGCGCCGATTGAATCCATTAAGCCCACCTCGCCCTTATTTATATCGCCGGCCGCTTGGTCTTTCGCGGGGTCTCCATCTCTTAAATCGTCCTGCATGGGCTGTCTATCTTCACTTAGCAATGTTTCAATTGATGCAAATTCAGTTAGCGTAGCCTCAAAAATTAGACCACCCTCATTGCTTGGGTCTTTAACTCTGTTCAGCTCAGTTATTACCATGTTTTGCAGTGTAAAATCTCCAGCGTCGATGTCGAAAGGCTCGCCAGTTGTCTGCAAAACAAATAAGAATTTAATGGCGCTACTTGCCCGCGTGTCGTCACTACCTGACAAAAAGCCCGCGCTTAAACCGGCCACTTGCGCCCCAATTCCGCCGCCTAAGTCATTTAGTAAGCCCGTAAAATCGGTTGCTTGAATGCGTAGGGGGTTGTTACTTATAACGCCTGTTAGCTTCCACGTTACGGGCTGCAAAATGCGGTGGTCTGCTGCTCTAGCTCCAAACTCGACAGGGTAAGAAGCGATCTCAACAGTGCTTGTAAATGTATCCTCAAGCACCGCATCAAACTCAACTTGACCACCTGCCAGCGTTGGTGATTTGGATGTGAAAAGTGTAACAATAGACAAGGCCATTTTTAACGCTCCACAGAAGATTTGATATCTTCAATACTTTGTTTGTTTTGGGCGTTCACTTCTTCGTTAATAGTCGCTTTTAGCATGTCACTTTTTAGATCGATTTGGACTTTTACGGTTTGTGCCTGTTGAGTGCCTGCTGATTGTGCTTGAGCTTTTACAGTGTCTTCTGAGACTGGCACATCACCGCGCCAAACAATAGGGCTACTTTTTCGGTTTGCCAACTCAGATTTTACGCGCCCTTTTTCTATAGCTTCAAGATTTAAAGCTTTATAAGCATCCGAATCTTTACCGCCAACGAGCGCGGCAATCTGCGCCATAAAGCGGCCGATATCTTCTTTTTGCCCTTTAGAAAATACATTGTCATTAATCTGCTCGCCCACGTAATACCCAGCCGCGCCAGCTGCTCCAAGTGCGGCAATGGCTCCCGCGCTAGCTGCTGCAGTTGACAGAGCACCGCCAATAATCGGCAAAAACTTGGCCATTCCCGCCAAACCAGCAAGCAATCCGCCGCCAGCAATTAGAGCACCAGCAGCATGAAGGGCATTAAAATTTTCAGCAAGTGAGCCAATGCCCTCACCGAAAGCAGCTTTTGAAAACGCTTTATTTACTTCAAGCAGCCCGTTCATGCCCTTTAAAAGTTCATTAACAGGGGTCAGCAAGCGGTTGCTGATTATGTCACCATAAGAGCCTAAATTGTCCCCAAGGGTTTGCATCTGGTCGTTATAAACCGTGGCTTGTTTGATGCTTTCACCAGTCACTGGCCGCCGCTTTTGCTCTAGTGCCATTTGCTCTCTTAGAGCCTGTGAACCTTTTTGCATCAGCCTAAAGCCAGCGTCATCAAGACCTAGTAAGTCCGCAACTAAGCGCTGCCTAGGCTCTGATAGATTTTGGATTTTGTCGGCTGATTTTATAAAAGCGTCCATGCCATCCTTGGCATTTACTAGCACATTAGCATCAAAGCCAACTTTGCCAAGTTCGCTGATAATGCCAACACTTGCACCCGTTTTAATGCCGTCGCGGATTTTTATTAAGCTTTCAAGTTGGCCAATAAATGAAGTTAGATTGCCGCCTTCATGTCCAATAACGCGCCCCATTGCTGAGACTTCATCAGGAATGACGCCGAACTTCTGCGAGAATTTACCGAGTCTATCGTTAGCATCAGCAAAGCCAGAAGTAAGTTTACTTACTCCAAAACCGCCAGCTAGCACCGCGCCAAGCTGCAACGCTTTAGATTTAACGCTACTGAGAGAAGAGGTTAACTTTTTCTCTCCAGAGTCGTTATAATCCATGCCAACGCCAACAAGAAAGTTACTGAGTACCTGTGCCATTTTGCGCCCTGCTGTGTATTAGTTCATCTATAACGTCATGGAATTGCTGAACATCACCAAGACTATAAGTGCCATCATTCAGCTCTTTCCATGTGCAAAATGGCGGGCATATGCCATCAACGCCAGCGACTGGCTGCCATAAAAACCAGTCTACTACTGATTTAAAGCTGGGCCGCTGTTCGCCTGTGCCAGCTCTGCGTTTTTTGCGTCCAGCCATAAAAAAAAATCAGACAGATTATGTTGAATAGCTCCCGCTATCAATTGAAAATATTCAATCATTCCGTATTGCCACGCCTCAAGTGTAACTAGCGAATCACCGCCACTTTCTACAGTTTTATAAAGTACGATACTAGCCACTTTATCTAGCGTTTGTTCGTTAAGTGTTAGCAGTGACCCCGCTAAAAAATCTAGGTCAATCATGGCAACTTGAGAGGTCGCGCTATTAAGTGCAATCTTAGCCCCGATTAAAGTCATTAGCGTTTTCTGATTAACAGCACTGGCGCGTGTTACGTTAAATGTATTCGCGCCTATATTTATAGATTTAATCATTAAATGCCGCCCTTGCTTGCTGTCCATGTGTTGAACTCGATAATATATTGATCATCACTGATAGTCATGCCGCCTCGCCCCACGGTCGCATCATTTACAATTACGCCCTCAGTTCCCACGGCAGCTTCAAGCGTTCCGATCTGAGTTTTACCTAGTGTAATATTTGCATTTGACTCAAACAAGCCTTGCATAAATGCACTATCACCACTGCCAGGGTTTAAATTTAGCGTTACCCGCCGACCGGGATTAATCCGATCTAATCTAACAGCATTACCACCAAGCCCCCGGCGCAGCGTTGATTTTGGATC